TTGCGCCATGGTTTCGGGGTTCAAAGGATACATGTTAAGGGGTTTTAAAAGTTGGCTAAACATTGATTTAATTCCTCGCAGTACTTGAGGAGTCCGTAAACCGCCACGATCCACGCGGCGTATTTTACAAATCGGGCCGCGCGTCTCATAGCTTCTCACGTAATTCGTTAATAGCTAACAGCGCCTCGTTATACACGCGAAAGAATTCCTCGCGGTCGATGGGCTCGGCTTGCCAATCAAAGGCCTGTTTTACGCTTGCTGAGTGGCGAACGACGTCGAGCATGGGCGCCTTTAGATTACTGAAATTATACACGCGTAAAGCCTCGAGCGGGTCCAATACGGCATAATAGCAATTATTAAACTTTGCGAAGTAAGGGAGCTCGAATTCGAGGACCTCAATAGTCGCGGGGCGTTCTAATTCAATTGTCATGGTTTTCATGATGTAAAGGGTTTTAAAGGGTTTAAAATGATAATTCGATTTCAATACGGTAGTCGTGGCCTATTCCGCCAGCGGTTGGGAAATCGCCTTCCCATTCATACTCATAGCCTTTGGAATCGCATATTTCGCGGAATGAGTTAAGGCATTGGCCGAGCTTTACATACTCGAGAACTTGGGCGGTGTTGTTTTGACGGTGTTTAATAATAATCTGATACATGTTATAAGGGTTTAAGGGGTTGCGTTTTAAAAATGCGCGTTAATCAGCCGCGCCCCTGATTCAAGTTTTATATATACTTAATTTCGTAAGAAAGCATTTTGTATTTGCTAAAAGTATGGGCGCAGTGCGGACTCGCTTTCCACTCATGAAATCGGCTATTTAATGAATCTTTGGTAACCGAATATTCTTTATGGGTGCAATTGCCATAATCGTAATAAGAAACATCATACGTTCCGTTTTCATGTTCTAAATAGGTTATATGGTTAACATCGTTAGGCGTGTAATCGGTGTCAATTACATTGCCCCTCTTAATGATGCGAACGATATAGGCATCAATAAACTTTTTTTTCGTTTCCATGTGTGTATCTTTTAATTTTCGGCTAATCTATTGTAGTTTTTTTGCTACATCGCAAATTTAACAAATTTTAACAAATCGGTTATTGAAAATCAGTCGTTTAACTATTTTTTAGGCGTATGAATACCGCCCATAATTGGGGAAAAGCTCGAAAAACATTCGCATGGCGATAGCGTCGGCGTAATCGGGGCTCATTCCGTGGGTTCGTTGGATTTCCTCCTTTCCTGTTACTGCGAGCTTACCGTCGCCGTCGGGGTTTTTACGGCGGATCAAATCGAGCTCCTTAACGATAACGTCGCGGTTAGCCTGAGGGAAAACCATTCGATTAAGTTCTATGAATTCGGCGAGCTTAAAAAAGCATTCCGCCTTGAGGTTAACGAACCGCTCGGGCTTAGTTGCTCGGGAGCCGTTACGAAATTCGCGACATTTTAAAACATCCACTAACCCCGCGCCGAGCCCGTCGGCATCGGCGAGCACGTTCGAAAGTTTTACTTTATGATGGTCCGCCATTGCGCGAATAACGGCGGCGGTTTCGTCAATTTTCTTTTTTCTGAGTTCGGTTATATGAATCAGGGAAAGCCCGCGCCAAAGGGCGATAACGGTTCGGTCCTTTCCAAGCCGCGCAACGTCGGCCGTTATATATAACTCCCCGTCGTTTTGGGGCTCGCGAAAGGCCCTCAAAATGTCATCAGTAAGGAAAAGGGCGTCGGCGGTTTCGTCGTAATCCCAATCGCCCTCAAGCAAGCGTTTACGATCCATTTCGGGAAGCCGAGCCAAAGTTTCGGCATAAGTGGCGGGGAGGTGGGGGTTATCGGTAACGCGGGACGGTATGAATTGAATGAAGCTCGGGAGGTTTTGAGCCCTCCACGGGGCATAAATTTCGTTATATAACCAACCTTTCGACGGGTTACATGTTAGCAACGTTTTCGGGCTTAAATTGTATTGGTTGAGTTTATAACGGATACGGCTCCGAACGATGTCGACGGCTTTTTTTGTAATCTGAGAACATTCGTCTAAAAATGCATCTGTGACCTCAAGCGACCCTAGCGAATCGAAATTTGCGTCTGAGGGATAAGCGAATAAATCCTTTAAAATGATTTCCGAGCCGTTATAAAATGTGATTACGTTCGACTGTGCGTTAAATTGGTAATGCTCATTCGCTCGGAGCCCGAATAACTGAGCGACCTCAAAAAACGTTTTAAGGGTCGTTTTTTTCAGGGTGTCAAGTTTGGAGCGGCCGATTAATCCGCGCGTTCCTGGGTATTTTAAACGCCTTTGAATTTGCCACGCGCAACCCGTGAACGACTTCGCCCCGCCAGCGGCGCCACCGAATAAAACAATCTCGGCGGCTGAGTCCAACCCGAGGGCGTTTAAGCATTCGATTTGCTTGGGTAAAAAAGTAACCATTAAACGAGTTCGGTTAAAGGTTTCCCCGTGAGCTTTGCGAGGCGTTTTAAAGCCTTTAAATCCATCCTTTCGGGGTTATCTAACCAACGGTAGGCCGTCCAACGTGAAACCTTCATTTTAAGGGCGAATTCGTTTCGGGTTCCAAAGGTTTCGGAAATTAGGTTATTGAGTTTATCTGAGTTCATGGCGGAGGGGGTTTCGAACGTCGAGTTCGTTTTCAATTCGTTTTAAAATTAGGCGCAATCTTGAGGCCTGAGGCTCGCCAGCGGGAAAGGCGGCGAGGGTTTCAAGGCGTAAAGCCCTCAAGTCCTCACTCGATAACCGCGTCATTTCCTTTCTCTTCATAATGGGTTTTTAAATCTTCAAACGCGGCGCGGTACCCCTCGAGGTATGCGTCCCGAATTAATTGGGCTTCCTTAACTATCATTTCGGGGCTTTCGTTAATGAATTCACGGTAAGCCATAGCCGAAAGGCTCAAGGGGTTAGAATTTAGTTTTTTTCGGGTCTTATCGACCCATTCGTTAATTGGGGTTTGGTTTTCGTTGCTCATAGCTTATTTTTAAAGTTCCTATAAAAAAATCGGAGCACCAAAGCGAACGCAACGACGCTCACGATTCCGTAAAATATCGCAAAGGCTAAGGCCGTATATTTAAGTTCATTCATTGCTCACCTCCTTTGTATGTTTCGTTGTAGTATTCAGATGCTTCGTAATATTCCAATTGTGGATATTTACGTGGTGGAGCATCTGAGCCACTACCATAACCAACATCAAATGCGTGTTCAATCTGCTCGCGCTCCATTGCTTTGGCTATTTGAAAGATTTCACAATCTTCATCATACCCATTCAATTCATCAATCAGCCATTCGACCGCCGTTTGCTTACTCATTTTCGGCCTCCTTTTGTTCGTGGTGTTTATACTCGGATAGCCAGCCCCGATAATGGCCGAAAGCAAAGCCGAGGACGGCCGCGCTTAGATGGGTTAGGAATAACCCCGATATTTCGTTAAACGTCATAGTGTTGTAATTTAGTTTATATTTACAGCTGCAAAAATAGTTGATTTTTTGCTACATTCAAAACGGGGTGAAAACTTTGGAAAACGAAACAGCTCGACTCTATCCCAAATGGCTCAGATATGCAAGGGGATTAATGAGCGACCCCCATCGCGGCGACGATTTACTTTCCGAGACCCTTTTAAAGATACTCGAAAACCAACGCGAAAAGGCCGAGCGCCTGGCGGCTGAGGGAACCCTCGAATTTTACGTTAACCGCGCTTTGTTCCTGATGGCTATCGACCGCTCGAGCCGTTACCATGTGAAATTTAGTAAGTTCCTCAGGAATTGGGACGAAAATAGCGTTAAACATCTCGAGGAGCCTTTGGCCCCGTGGCTTGGGTCGCGGTTAAATAACGAATACGTCGACGCCTACATTTCACTGATGCCACAAATGGACGCCGTGATTTTGAGGCTCTACGCTTTGCCCGATTTCAGTTATAAGGACGCCAGCGCCAAAACAGGAATCCCCATTAAGACCCTTTATAAATTAGTTGAGAACGCATTAACCAAAATACGTAAAAATGTTCACCGTACCCCCATCAATTCGGGCCCAGCGATTAGCGACGTGCACGGCCTGTAAACACTTTCGCCCGTTAACTCACAGTTGCGGAACCCTCATAATAGGAAACAAGCTCAGCCCCGAGGATTTAGCCGAGGCCGAGGAGAATAACCAAATAACCCACTACCGACGTAAAACGCGGCTTTGTGGCTGTTATATGCCGCGTAAAACAAAATATTCGTTGTATAGGTGCCCGATTAATAAATGGGGGCGCTATCGCCTCTCGGATGAAGAAACGGAACTTTTAAGGACCTTCATTTCGGGGCTACCGACTCAAGGATCCATAACAGGCCAAACGGTTCGGGACCTGGGCGAATGGGTTTACAAGATGACGGGGAGCCGCGTGGATTGCGTTTCGTGCCGCGGGTCGGACATTATTAGCTGGCTGAAAAGCGAAATAAGCGAGGGCGAATTAGACGATTAGGGACCTTTTCGGGCAAAAGTGTACGGATATTCCGTTACTATTGTATGAAAGCTAAAATTAAAGCCCTATGGGCACGAATCAAAGGGGAATTAATAGAGTTATTCTCCATTAGAAACACTAAACAAAAAAAAAGTAAGTAAACATGCCACTCCCAACGCGACAACCTAACGAGGACCGCCACGAATTCATTGGGCGGTGCATGGCTGACTCGAAAAGTATTAAGGAGTTCCCCGATGCGGCCCAGCGTTACGCGGTGTGCCAATATCAGGCCGAAAGAACCCAAAATGAAAATTAAAAAATGCGTTTTCGCCGTCGGTGGAATACCAATGAAATAAGGAAAAACGACTTTTTAAACGATTACTAAAATGGCATATAATTTCCAAAAGTCCGAAATCAAAAAAGCTATCGAGGGCTCGGGCGGCTACATTAGCGAAATCGCCCGCCGCCTGGGTTGTGATTGGCATACGGCGGATAAGTATATTAAGCAGTTCGAACTAACCGACATTCTACAAATCGAGGATGAGGTCGCAAACGATCGCGCCGAGCTCAAGTTAATGGAGGCTATCGAGCGGGGTGAAATCGCGGCGATAATCTTCAGGCTAAAAACCAAAGCGAAAAAACGCGGGTACATCGAGCGCCAGGAAATCACGGGCGCCGACAATCAGCCCGTAATAACCATAAGCGCCAACCTATGAAACTTTATATTCCCGTCAGCGCCGACCAAATAACGTTAAAGCGGTTCGTCGATTTCGAAACGGCCGCCGATGATACTGAGCGCGCGATGATAGCCATTAACAAAAGCCGCGAATATTGCGAGGGCCTCAAGGCCGAAACGGTGCAAACGGTAATCGATTTATTTTCGACCGCGTGCATAACGGGGAAAGATACCCATACGCCGACCGTGACCGTCGAGGGGGTTAAGCTGGGGTTTATTCCCGACATTAATAACATGACGTTCCGCGAGCACGTCGACCTCGATCAACTTTCGAAATCGATTTGGCTCACCAACGGCGAAACGGATTACACGAACCTCCCGCAACTCGCGGCGATAATTTACCGCCCCATTTCCGAACAGGTTGGCGACTATTATAACCTCGTTAAATACGACTCGGCCAACGTAAAAAAATACATGCACGCGATTAACGCGCTAACGATGGACCGCATTCAAGGGGGCTTGCTTTTTTTTTCGAGTATCGGCGCCGAATTAGTCAACAATTCGTTGGACTCTTTGGACCGTCTGATGACTCAGGAGCTGAGCACGGTTATACCCCCTCAGGATTAAGCCGATGGGGTTGGTATCATATACTCGAGGCGATTTCGGGGAATGATATAACCAAACATGAATTGGTATTGGATACCCCAGCGACGGCGATTTTTACGCACCTGAGTTATATGCGCGATTATAGCGCCGAGCAAACGCGAATAATGAAAACGACATTTAGAAAATGATACCGCAAATAAGTTATAACGTTTTAATTGATAGGTTTCGCGCTTTTGCCGAGGCCCATTTTTTAATTAAGGGATTTAGCCACGGGGACCTCTCGAATATCGATATTGAAAAGGAGGTCGAGTTTCCTTGGATGCACGTCCTACCCGTAGAGGTTGAACCGCGAGCGGGCACGCGCCTTTATTCTTTTGTGATAATCTTCGCCGACCTCCCTAGGGATAAGGAAACGCCCGCCGAATATCAGCGCGAATGTATTTCGGACTGCATCAAGTTGGCCGAGGATTTACTCGCCGAGGTACAAAACGGCCAAATCGTTTTCGGGCCTTTCGTCGAGTTGGATGGGGGCGCCAATATCGAGGTGTTCATTAATGAGTTTAGTCATACCCTCGTAGGTGTAAACCTCCAATTAACGCTTTCGGTTCCTTGGGATTGGAGCGCGTGCGATATTCCCGCCGACTTTACTATCGGGGGCTCGGGTTCGGGCGGTGAGGGCGTGGCGGTTGGGATTACGCTCCAAACGAACGGCGTAAACAATGGGCTCCAAAGTTTGCTCAACTTGCAACAAGGGACCAACGTTACCATCGTAGATAACGGAAACGGAACCGTTACGATTAATTCCACGGGAGGCGGTGGCGGCGGAGGTGGGACGGTGACGTCGGTAGCCTTAACGGTCCCCTCGGCTTTCGCGGTTTCAGGTTCGCCCATAACGGGAGCGGGCACGCTTGCCATAACTGGCGCGGGAACCTCGGGCGAATACATCGACGGAACGGGGGCGCTCCAAACGTTCCCAACGATTCCCACGGCTCAGGGGTTGCAAGATGTTATAACGACCGACCCCGTATTAACTACCGACAATACTATCGATTGCGCAACTAACGGGCTAACTATTGATGGGACTTCAAACTTTACGGTTAACTCAACTTCAAAAGTTGATATTAACGTAAGTTCGGACGCGTCGCTAGGTATCGATTCCAACTCGGTAACGTTGCAAAAAGTAACGGGAACGACTCAAACTCAGGTTAGCGTCGATACCACACGGGCCGTCATGGGGGCGAGTGAATCGGCCTCAGCTAACGAAACCTCGTTAACGCTTTTACCGAATTCGGCACGCTTGAAAACGCCAAACGTGAACGACGCGACGGCAACGGTCGGCCAAGTTCTAACCCTGAGCAACGCGGGAACGGGTGAGGTGGAATTTACCACGGTGGGCGGTGGCGGTTCGGTAACGTCGGTAGGGCTAACCATGCCGAGCGCGTTCACGGTGGCGGGCTCACCCGTAACCACGGCGGGAACGCTGGCGGTAACGGGCGCGGGTACGACCTCGCAATATGTACGGGGCGACGGAACCCTCGCCAACTTCCCGAGCACAGGCGGGGGAGGCGGGCAAATATTCTATTTTAACGGGAATATTTCACAGGGTACGATTGGCGGGACCGCTTTTTATGAATTGGGCACGGCGGCGAACACAGGCCCAGCGGCTAACTTTACGCGAAATACGACGGGCGTTATTGCGAGCTTTATTACGGACGTGAATTCGCCGAATCATTTAATTATACCCTCGGGCGTTTGGACGTGCGATGTATACTTGAGCGAAACGGGAGGCGGTTCTAACAGCGCCGAAATTGTGGCGGTTTTGAAGATATACAACGGCGCCACTTTTACCACGGTAGCAACCTCACCACTCGAGCAAATTACCAACGGAAACGTCCCCGATTTATACACGTTCGCCATTTCGGTACCCAATACAGTAACCGCCGCAACCGACCGCGTAGTTATCGAGTTCGACATCCAAAACACTAACGGTAAAACGGTAACGCTTTACACGGAATCGAATAAAATAGGCGAGGTGCATTCCACCTACGCCATCGGGCTGAGTTCTTTGAATGGGCTTACTGATTCCACGCAAACTTTCGCAACGGGAACGACGGGGACGGATTTCGCGATTAACTCAGCGGGAAGCGTTCACACGTTCAACCTACCAACGGCGAGCGCGGCAAATCGGGGCGCGTTATCGAGTGCGGATTGGTCAACGTTTAATAGTAAACAAAATTCTATTGGCTTAACTACGGTCGGGACCAACCTCGCCACGATACCGAATCCGAGCGCGGTTCGTTACCTCAGAATTAACGCCGATAATACGGTCGCGGCTTTGACCCTGGCGGAGTTGAAAACGGACCTTTCGGTCGGCTCGGATATTACGCTCGTTGTGGCGGCGAACGTGGTAAACGTTGGAACGACTTTCGAGGACGTTACGGGCTTGAGCTTTGCAGTTACGGCGGGGAAGACGTACAAATGGCGCGCTACGATTAGTTTCGGGATTCCATCGGGTACGTTTGTATTTTCAAGTAACGGCCCAGCCACCACAATTAATAACGCGCGCTTTACTATGACTACGGGCGCCACTACGAACGGAGTAAGTAATCAAGTGGCATATGATACGGGAACGAACGTGACGGGCTCAAGTAACGGATTAGCTACGGCGGACGGTATTGTTAAGGTAAGCGCCTCGGGTACGTGGACGGTTCGTTTTCGTTGTTCAATCGCGGGTAACTTAACAGTAAGGGCGGGTAGCGTGCTCGAATATTCGGAGGTATTATAATGGCAAAACTCGAAACATATAAACCCGTTTTAGATGAATTCGGGGCGCGAGTGATTAAACGCGCTCAGGCGAATCTAAGAAAAAAACGAACCATTCGCGGGCGGTCGGTTAATCGTGTTTATCGGGGTAACTTGTTGGCCGCGTTAACTTGGGGATATTTCAAACGAGGGCCGCAAATCCTGCAATGGTTTGGAGTGAAGCCAAACGACCCAACGCGCAATTACGCCGACGTAATCGAAAAGGGACGCCGCCCCAATAACGACCCGAAAACGTGGCCCCCCGTTTCGCCGATTTACGAATGGATGAAGGGTAAAAGTTTATTCAACCCTGAAGATTCCCAAACGACTAAATTATGGCGAGCGGCGAAAATGGCGCGCCATATTGGAACCCGTGGCATCGTTGGTATAAATTACATGCGCGACGCGTTCCAAGATGAATTTAGAAAAAGCGGAAAGGAATTCCGTTTATTTTATCAAAAGGAAATATTTAAACAGGCTCGACTAAAAGCCGATAAATACATTAAATAAAAATGGCGTTAACGATTAACGAGCAACCTTACGATTGGACGCCACGCGGCCAAAAGCTAATTTACGATTTAACGAGCACGAATAGCGGAAACGCTGGGTTTCGATTTGGTATTGAGGTAACGGATACGGCGACGGGAAAGGTTTATTTTTTCTACTTACAACCCAGCCCCGACGGTCATATTTATTTCGACCTGAGCCCGCTCGTTAACTTGCATAATTACGAGGGAACCAACGTCCACATTTCTACGGCCGCAACGTATACGGAAACGGTCGGGAATGGGTGGAACCTTTACGAATTAGTTTTTTCTGAGTGGTGGATAGTGGACGGGGTGCTGACTCAAAACGAGGGCGCGGATGAAACTACCGAAACGGCGGTATTTAATGCGTACTACCAACCAACGGACGGATTTCGCCCCAACGTTTTCGGGAGCTCGAATTTCGATATACGGTTTTCGCTTAATAGCGCCAACGCTTACGCCATGAGCGACCGTAAAACCAATACACACGTTTGGCCGCTTGCCGAAAGCATGGGGATTACCTTAACAGCTGGGCAAGTATTTATTCCAACGCTTGATAGCGATTACGGGTTATTGATGGTTCCTGGCGTTGCGACGTATTTATCGCCAACGCTTGCGGCGAAATACCGCGTTACACTCGTTAGCGCCACGGGATCAACCTCAATATTGGACGTGAATTTCGCGGAAAACATTCTCGAGGGGATTCCTTGCGGGCCTCAGAATCTAAAAAATAGCACGGTCCCGTCAATGCCCGACCCGACCTCGAGCCCAGGATGGCGCTATTATATTATTCAATGCTACTCAAAGGCCTCAGCTCAGGCGAGCGTCCGTTATTACTTTTATAACGCCGAATATTACGGACAATACGATTGCCGTTACGATAACGTTCGACTCGCGTTTGTGAACTCTCGAGGCGGTTGGGATTATTTCAATTTCATAAAGAAAAGCGAAATAACGGATAACGTAGAACGTAAGCAGTTTAAACGCGTTTTATTTAATGGAACCTCCTCAATTTTTACACAGTACGACCGCCAATTGTACGACCGCCAAAACATCGTAACCCAAACGCTAACCGTTACCTCGGATTGGATTCAAGAAAACGAATATATATTTTTAAGGTCGCTCCTTGCATCGAATCAGGTGCAAATTTTATCGGGTACGGATGCGCGGCCCGTATCGTTAACGGAAACGAGTTTTTTGGAGCGCCGCGAGCGAAATGGAAAGTTATATAACGTAACTCTGAAACTGAGTTATAGCCAAGATTATTGGACATGATAAATGAAGTTCATTTAATAGTTAGAAAAGGTCAAAACATCGAGGGCAATTTTGAAGAGCCCTCGGCCGTATATGTAGGCACGTCCAATAAAATCGGGGTTAATTTTTTCGATGGGCTTTTTTCTCTCGTTGGGTTACCGATTACGATTATAGCGGCCGACCTTACCGAATACGATGGGGGGTTAGTTAACGCGGTAAACTTTGAAGCGGTTTGGCCTGGGCTTTACGATATTAATTACGATAATGATTTATTATTACCCGATTGGGACGGCGCCACGTTCCGAATAGGCGCGGTCGAGGAAACTTATTTGGATTTATACCCGCTCGAATCTATTTCGCAAAATTGGGCGTTTCAGGACGTGGGGAATTTTCAGGCGCTAGGCGATTTTACCCGCGAGTTTCGAATCCCCGCGAGCGACCGTAATATTACCGTTTTCGGTTTTTTGGATGACTCGAATTATTTAGATTCTGAGAATATTTACGCGACCAAAGTAGCGGCCGAAATTCGGGTCGATACGGTTCCAATTGTGCGGGGTCATTTGCGGGTAATGAAAACGTTTCGGCAAAATGATTTGTTAACGGATATTCTCGTTACTTTTTACGGTGAGACGCCTGATTTATTCCGCTCGATTGGGGACGGGTTGCTCGGCACGATTTCGAGGCTTCCAAGTTATAACCACGTTATAAATTATGGAATCACTCAGGACGATTTTATTATCGAAACGGGGGTAATGGCTACCAATGTAAACATTGGCGAAACTGATTTTTTTTACCCGTTACCCGTAACGCCTGAGCTGATTGGTTTTACTATTCGCTTCGATAACGGAACGAATATTACCAACCGCGTAATAACGAGCGTAGACGTCGCGAATAGTTTAATTCAATGGGCTATTGGCTCAAGTTATAATTATACCTCGGGCGACATTTGGAGCCTCGTGGATTTGGACCTCGGGAATTCCGTTCAATGGGGGCTCGTTGACCGCGGCCAAAATTGGGACCAACTCGGGAGCCCAAATTCGAGGCCTGTTAGTAATTCCGAGCAACCTATTTACGCCGCTGATTTAACCCCGTTTTTAAACGCTTGGGAACTATTCGAGGGGATTATAACGGACGCGGGTTTTACATTACTGCCAACCCCCTTAGAATCGATTTTAACGGGCTATTGGGTTCCGTGGATAAATAGCCAGCGCGTAATAACTGAGGAAACCGCCTCAGATATTTATTTTAACGCGGGATTAACCGCCGCCACTACGGCCGTTACTGATAACGACCCTATCCCGTTCGGTTCGATAGTAGATAACGGGGGCAATTATAGCGCGACGGGATTTGTGGCGCCGAACGATGGGTTTTACACGTTCCGTTTTTTTGCTCACGTCCAACCTACGGCGAGTTTTGGGGCGAATACTGCAGGAATTACGTTTAGAAGATATACGAGCCCTATCGCATATACGACCGTCGTTAACTTGGAAATCGCGGTTTCGGGAACCGACCAAAATAACGGGGTAATCCAAGCTATTCAATTTACTACGGACCCCCTATTTATGGAGGCGGGTGACGAAATGCGACCCTATTCGAGCTTTCCCGCGACCCCTTTATTTATCGGCTCAGCTACAAACGACCCGTTAACGGGCTCAGGTTGGGAATTGGTGGATTATTTCAGGCTTTACGGGGATACTTTCGACGCTACGGCGAACGCTCCAATTATTAAAAAGATAGATTTCGTTCGGGATGTTTTAAACATGCACGCTGGCGTAATGATTCCAAGCCGCGACGTACCTCGGGAGGTTTTAATCGTACCGATTAAGGATTATATAAATTCAGGGGTTACAGAAAATTGGACGCAAAAGCTCGATATTTCCAAGGACGTAACCCTGAGCCCTACGACGGAATTTCAGAAACGGAATTTCGATTTTACTTACAAAGGTGGGGGCGACCAATTCAGTAAATTTTTCCAAGATAACGGGCGCGTTTACGGTCGTTTCCAAATATTAAACGGATACCAAATAAACTCAAGCGCTGAGCCGAATGAGTTTGCAAACGGTGACCTGAAAATCCAACTCACGGCCGAAAGTACGCCAGCGACTTACATCGACGGGAGCGCGATCGTAATCCCGAAATTCATTAACCCCGCCCGCGAGTTTGTTATCCCTAACCTTCGATTTTTATTCCTGGCGGATATTGCAACCGTTCAACTTTTCGACGATTACGCTCAGGACGTTGCGGCTACGGCGGTAAATATTTTTAATAATTATTCGAGCGTCGATGCAAGCGTGGCGGATTTCGATTTAAACTTTGCCCCCGAGACGCCGTTACATGCGATAACAGCCCCACCGTTTCGCAACCTGTTTAACGAATATTGGCGGCCGTATTTAAACGGGCTTTATTCACCTCAAGCCCGAATAATGGAGGCTCATTTGGCGTTAGATTTTAGCGACGTTCTTTCGTTTGGATTTAACAACCGCTATTGGATTAAGGATAGTTATTGGAGAATCCTCGAAATTTCCGATTATAAAATAGGGTTGCAAGAATCGACGAAACTCACACTTTTAAAAGTGCTCGAGGACGTTCCCGATTGCTCATTAGTTCCCGTCGCGGTAACCGTTACCGAGGGCCAAGTTCAAGAAGTAACGTTTGAGGATTTTAACGGCGACCCCCAACCCGCAAATGAAATTTGTTGCACGCGTTACGGTTACACTTGGAGCGAAGTCGACGGGGGGCGGTGCCTTGCATTTGGTGAGGGTATCGATACCCCAAACGGCCCAGGTGGCGGAGGCGCGGCGGCGGCTATCATGCTTGGAACCCCGTCGGTAAACAGGCCCACCAACGTACTCGCCGCAACGGCCAACGCGATAGTTAGCCCTGAGACGTCCTTTAGCGTTTTAGCTGGCGAAAAGTTGACTATTGAGGATGGTAACCCCGCCACGCTCGCAGTTGGATCAACTTTAAAACTTGAGGGAGCGAATAAGGGGACGACGATTCTCGGCCGTAACGCTTACGCCAACGTTTTCGGGTTCCATTTTGGAGGCGGCGATCGTACAACCTCGGGGGACTTTGGAGCGGCTCAGGCGGGTACGGTTATATTTTCAAACGCCCGTGGATTTACGGCGGTTTCTCAGGTGCTCGAGCTATTTCCCTCGAATGATGTAGCGGCTCGTTTATCGATACCCGATTCTACGACGTGGGTCGTGGATTTCATTTTACACGCCAGCGACGTTAACGGGCTTTGGATTTACGAAACGGGCTCTTTTTATATGGAAAAAATAGCGGGGGTAACGGCCGCATCCACGCCAGCCATTTTTGCGGGGGATAATAGCGGAACTTTGTTAACCCTGGCGTTTACAATTGATACCGCGACCGATACGAGTGAGCACCGTTTTAAAGTAACCTCGGGCGGCTCGGGCTTTCCTTATACGGGCGTTAACGTACTTTTGAGGCTTAACTACACACAAATCAGATAAATGAAGGCCAACACCATAACCCCAACGCTCAAGCTCCTCAGAATGGGCGTGAAATCAAAAACGCCCTCTTATGCTTTAAAGGGTAAACGGCTTTGGCTTTTCCGTTTATTTAAGTGGGGCTCCTTTTCGATTTGGTGGGGCTTTATTATTTACCTAATATTTAATTGGTGCAATGGCTGAGGAAAATTTAAAAGCGCAAGTAATTTTAACGGTCGATGACTCGGGCGCTACCAAAAGCATCGACAACCTCACGGGCGCCATTAACGAGGCGGGGGCGTCGGCTCAAGGTTGGGCCCAGCAAGTGGGGGACCTTAAAAAGCAATTGGCCTCAGTCGATCCAAGCTCGCGCGAATGGGCCGAGCTCGCGTTACAATATAAAGAACTCGGCGGGTCCTCAAAAGTGGTTAGCCAAAGCGTCGACGAATTAAAAGGGCGCTTGAATGATTTGGGCGCTAACGTACCCTCCGAACCTGTTAAAAATTTCCGCCAGCAGATAAAGGACCTTACCAACGAGCTCCAAACTACCAATTTACCAAAAACCTCCGCCGAATATCAGAATTTAAAAACGCGGCTCGAGCAATTAAAGGACGCGCAAAAGGATTTTAACGAGGAGATTGGGGCCAACGCGGGCCCAGCGTTCGAAAGCGCGGGAAATAATTTACGTAACCTCCAAAGCCGCCTCGGGTCGCTCGATTTCGGAGGCGCGGCGGATAGTCTTAATGGACTCGCCAAAAATGTAAAGGGGCTAAATTTCTCAGGCGCTACGGAAGGCTCGGGGGCTTTTACCAAATCGGTTTTAAACCTTGGTAAAGCGCTTTTAACTAACCCTATATTTTTAATAGGTTCGGTTATCGCGCTCATAATTACGAATTTCGATAAACTCGCCAATATTATTCCTGGCGTTGGAACTGCTTTCGAGGTGATTGGCTCGGTAATCAGTACCGTAAAGGATGCCATTACAGGATTTACGGACGCCATTGGTTTAACGGCGGTCGCGGCGGCGGACGCTGTCGACTCGGCTATCGCTAACCTCGAGGGGAATCAGAAAAAACTCGATAACGCTCGGAGGCTGGCGGTCGCTAACGCTCAAAAAACGGGCGGCGATGTCAAGGCGATAAATGACGACTATCGTAATAAGGAAATCGCCGAAAACGATAACCTAATTAATAAGGTTAACGAGCTCGAAAAAAAAGGAGTTCTATTAACGAAAGAGCAACTCGACGCGCGATCCAAAGCAATCGCGGCCAATACCGAGATTAATATAAAATCGGTAGAAGATGAAGCCAACACGGCCGAAAAAATACGAACCGACGCGGCCGCCGAGGAGGAGAAACGAATCGAGCGCGCAAAGCAAGCCGCCCAGCAACGCGCCCAACAAATTAAGCAAAACGAGGCCGAGGTAACTCAGGCAATTAGCGACGCCCGCGAGGCTCGTTTTCAGGCGGGTTTGAGTGATGAGGAAAAGGAACTCCGCCAACTCGATTTAAAATATGAAAAGTTAAAAACCCAAGCGGGTAATAATCAAACTTTAATTAATCAAATCGCGGACGAAAAGGAAGCGGAACGGCTTGGGGTTCTTAAAAAATATTCGGACCTTGAACTCGCCCAGCAAGCCGAAAAGGATAAGGCGCTCGCCGACCAAATCCGCCAAAATGCAATTAATGAAGCGGCCGAGCTTGAGGCGCTTGAGGAGCAAAATTTCCAAGCGGGGTTATCGGCAAAGGACCGCGAATTACAGGCGCTTAGAGACTCCTATTTTGAACGAATCGAAATATTAAAGGCGGCGGGCGCTGATGCCGCCAACCTCGAAAACGAATTACTAACTAAAGAGGGGGAAATCCGCCAACGGTACCGCGATGAAGAAACTAAAAAACAGGATGACGCCGACAAAGCCGAGGCGGATAAGGCGAAACAATTAAGCGACGCCCGAATCCAAGCGGCCACCAATACCGTTTCGACCCTACTCTCGTTAAATGAGGCCTTTGCGGGTAAAAGCCAGCAAAGCCAAAAGGCCGCGTTTCAGCGCCAAAAAGCCCTACAAATCGCGCAAACGGGTATTGAGACTTACAAAGCGGCTCAGGGCGCGTATGCCTCCCAATTGATTCCTGGCGACCCAACCTCGGTACCCCGCGCATTTATCGCGGCAGCGGCGGCGGTTGCGGCGGGACTTGCTAACGTGGCAAAGATTAAGGCGACGACATTTAGCTCGCCCGCTCCGAGTGGGGGAAATAATACTAGCGTTCCAAGCCTGAGCGCTCAAGGCGTGGCGGCCTCGGGTGGAACCGTTCCCGAGTTTAACCCGCTGGCGGCGTTTAATATTCAAAACCAACCCCAGCAAGCGCAACCCGCTTACGTTCTCGCGGGCGACGTGGCGAGTTCACTCGAGGCGCGGGCAAAAGTTCAGGACCTCGCGAGACTATAAAAAGAAAAGGCCCCCACGTTTGGAGGCCTCGACAAACTAAATATCAAATCTAATAATCAATAGAGCCGCAAATTTATATAAAAAAAAATGGATTCAAAAAAAAT